CGGCTGCAAGTAGTTGTCGTCGAAGTCTCGCCCCATCTGTTCTAGCTTAGGTTTCCATTCGTCCCAACGTTCTTCGGCCCAATCTTCTAATACTTCTTCTCCGTAATCTTTAGCTTGGTCTTTGAGGGAGTCTTCTAGGCTCTTACCGTTTGCTAAGTCAACTAGGGTTTTATGCGTAGCCTCTCTAACTTTAGGAGACATGCTTTTTACTAGGTCAGTATCCCCTATGGCGTCCATACCTTTCTCAAAGGCAACGGCTGTTACTCGCTGCTTAGCAAACTCGTCTAGGTTACCAGTAAGCGTGGCGTTTATAGCGGCCTTACTCTCGTTATACCCCATGGTGTATAAGTCACCAAAGACAAACCCCTTACCGAGGCGTGCTGTGTCATACGCATCTTTTCCCGCCTGTACCGCAGTCGCCGCCGTTGCGCCATTCGCTAGGGCATCAGCTCTTGCAATCTCCCCCAGTTCCTGCGCATCATCTCGACTTACGCCGGGGGTGATAACCTCTGCCATTTCCAAGGCAAAAGGGGTGACTTGCAGCCAATCCTGACTATTGGCCTCTCCCTTGAGAACGTTTTCGATAGCAGGGCCGAGTTCTTTAGTGCCCCCATAGAACCAAGACTCCCCCGCACTTTTAAGTACTCCTAGTGGGTCTTCGTACCACTTCTTCTTTTCGGGTTTTTTCATCCCCTTCTGCACGTCAGAGAAAGACACGTTACCTGCATCTAACATAGCAATCGTGGCGCGGCGCTCGTTCTGCTCGTCAGTGAACCCTTCGATTCTACTAGGGCTATCGTACTCTTTATCTAACTCATCAAACTGTACGATGCGGTAATCATCATATATGCTGCCGGACGCGTTTGAGGCAATAGTAGTTTCATCTGGCAGGTAGAAGAATTTTTGGTCATCTGTCGATAGGTTTGCAGCTACCATCTCTCTATAAACAGATTCTTCGAGCCGCCCCTGATCTTTTAGGTAGTCTAAGTAGGCGTTCGTTTTTTCCACATCCATAGTAGAAAACACTTCGCCGAAGGTATCAGTACCTGCCACGGCATCTAGGTAGTCAAACGCGTTTGCGTAATCTTCGGTGCGCCTAGTGTCGTACATATCGTACGCTTCGACTTCGAGTTCTGGGTCTTCAAATTCTAGCTGATTAACCACCGACTCAAAGTAATCAAAGTATTCTTCGTCTGATCGGTATTCCCCCGTGTTAGGGTCAATCGTAGTATAGTCTACCGAGAACTCTTGTAGCTCCCTATCTGTAAACCCTGCGCTCTCTAGCATTTCTAGAGACTCCCCCAACGGCACGTTGAAAGTATCGCCGGTACTACGTTCTACATCGTCTAGATAACGGTTAAGCTGGGTCTCACTAATCTCTCCATTTAGGAACTTAGTTTCAACATCGGCTAAACGCTCTGGACTACCAAAATCATCATCAAAGGGAGAAAGACTATCTAAGTTGTACCCAGAAATAGACCCCTCTGCATATATAGGGTCGCCATCTGCGTCTGTGCCGTAAGTAGTTGGCCCATACGCCCGCATGTAGCCTTGGAGGGTGTTAAAGTCTTCTCCGTGTAGTTCTCGAAACGCTTGTCGATCTTCAAGGTTGAGTTGGCGTTCGGCGTCATTGGCGTTCTCCCACTCCTCGTCCGACATGTTAATGTCTTCGCCCATTTCCCTGAGTTGGTGAAAGTACTGATACTGTCGTGACTGGCTCATGTTACGGGGGTCGCCGTAGTCTACATACCCGGGATCGCCGGGCTTTAGAACCTTACGTGTTACGCCAACGGTGCCGCCCCCGGGCACTGATACACCTGTTGCCCGCCCATCCTCGTCAAAATTAGGGTTACTTAGTGTGCCCCCCACGCCTGAACCATCACCCCCAGTAGGGGTACCCCCGCTCCTACCTGCACCGTACTGCCCTGACTGAATAGCGTCTATACTTTTCAGTAAATCATCCCCATCCGGCATCTGAGATGTAAACGCTTCGAGAGCTCTGCGCTGGTCAGCCATACTCATCCCGTTACCGATGTTACTCAGGTTATCGGGGTTCATTAGGTTTTCAGAACTATTCCACCACTCTACTAGTCTTTCGGGGTACGACAGTAGCTTATCAAATTGACCAGCGGCATCGTTAAACAGTGTGCCTCCAAGGACACTCATAGCCACTTCCGCTGCGGGTATACCTGTAACGTAGTCGTAAGTGTTTTCTAGTGCTGTCCCTACTACGCCGGGCGCACTACCCAGCCAGTCTCTAACGGAATTATCTCTGACCGTATCTCTAAGCCAATTACCCGAACTACCGGGCTTCATATTAGGAAATTCTTTATAGAAAGCGTCTATTTCTTCTTGTGTTCTCGGGACGTGAGTGCTAGGTAATTTACCGTCCATCCCCGCAACGCCTGCGCCACTAGGGCTCCAGTTGGGGTTTTGCCCCTCCATCTGTGTACCGGGAACACCATAACCCTGCGAAGTCTTTGTGCGCTCCTCGTGCGTCGAACGGCGGTCTCTATACCCACTACCGTTATAGATGCTGAAGTTCTGGGTGCCACGAGTAGTACCTCTACCACCGCCAACGGAGCTGCCCTGTTGGCTTCCATTTCCGAAAGTCATCTGGCTTGCGCCCATGCCTCTACCCATTACAGCGTAACCTCTCTAAGTTGCGTGGGCTCTACGTTAAGGGCTTCTTGTACCGCTTGTTCTGCCTTATCTTTAGATAGCCAACTTAAAACAATATCGTTTGCGTCTACCTCAACAGAGGAAATACTCCAAGTAATATCTATCATCGTCCCAACCAATCTGTGTTACCGCTACCATACTTAACGTATAGTACGTGGGGAGCGCCGGTACCATCAGTACGTATGAATATAGAGCCTTGTGGGGCAACAGTGCCTGAGCCTGCACCGGGGTCGCCCGTGCCCGATAGTATGCACACCGTACCTACGGTTAGTTCAGGAAAAGTAGTATTCCGTAGTTGGTCGTCTACTTGGTTAAAGTATATACGTAAAGCACGGCTAGTTTCATTAGCCGCAATCTGGCTGTATTCGGGTGTGGCATTCGGCAGTGCCGGAGCTACAAAAGGTACGTTGGCCCTATTCTGAAAACTACTGGGCATTATCTTCTCCCATCAGGACGTATCTCTATACGAGGCTTACCTAACTGCCACTTGGCTCCCGCGCCTGTAGACTCTACTTTTAACGTGAGCTGCCTACCTCTAACGCGTACGTCTACCTCCCCAGTAAATTCTTCGATGGGGGTAGTGATCCCACGCACTACATTTTGCCCTGACTGCCCACCCTCAGATAGGGGGTTGTTGTACCCCGAACCAGAGTTTTTACTGGGGAACAGCGACATGGTTACGGTAGCGTTACCTGCTTCAGAGCCGGCAAAGGATATATCTGGGTATATTTTATTAACAAAAGAGAACCTATCACCATCTCCTATGTCAAATTGCGCAGAAGTTATGGATGCAGTTATAGGGCTAGTTGTGGCTAGTTCGTTGTCGTCCGTACCTAACTCATGTTCTACTACAACCCCATTATATGTGGCGCCAAACGGGTGGTTCTGTATTCCAGAGTCCAGCCATGCAGTGCGCGCCATAGTACCGTAATACCATATATTTTCTAGGTAGTTATAGATGACGTACTTGTCGTTAGTTAGAGAGTTCTTAGAGGGGTAGTGCCACCATATTTCGTGGTAGGACTCGTTTGTACCCGCCACAACTTGCTCGGTCTGTTCAGAGTTAAAGTCGTCGAATATATACTTACGTAGGTCACATGGTAGGGATTGGGTTCGTCCATCGTAGGCGTAGAACTTATCTCTACCCATCCAGAAGGCCATGCCGTTAGCATAAGCTACAGCGTTAGTCCCTGCGATAGAGGTATTTTCGCCTACAAGCTGAGCAGACCACACTGCGGGCGCACCTACATACTGCATCGAGTACACTGCTGCGTCTGTAAACACTAGTACTTCTTGTCTGGACTGGATAGCGGTAACGATCTTACTGCCTTTAGATAGTGTTATCCCGCCCGACTGGTTAGTAGCTGCCGGCGTCCAGTTAGTAGCGTCTTCTTGATCTGACCAACGCACTAACATGCGGTTAGCTACAGCACTCCCCAAAGGGTTACACCCGAAACAAAATACGAACCTACTTACATCAGACACTAGTAGCCCGTGCTGCGTTGTCGGCACGTTAGAAGCTCCGCTTTCAGCAGATAACAAGGTACCACGTGTTGTTAGTGAGTCACTACGGTCAGAGATGTATATAGGGCCAGCGATAGGGGCAAAGAGTAAGTCTTCACCAAAGTTAGCTTGGCTCCACAGGCGGATGTCCAAACTAACCCCGCTACCATCTCCCCAAGTGCTTTGTCCCCAGTAGCCTGCGCCCCACCCTGTACCGGCAGGTGCTTGTGTTTCAGCCCCAGTGTTAATCTGGTATACAGCATCCGCCCCGGAACCCCCGTTACCTGTATCGCTAGAATTAGCTGTAGCGGTAGCAACGAAGGTAAAGGTGTCTGCGCTAGGTACAGAAGTTATCTGGTACTCTTTGTTTAACACCGCTGCGGTTATATTACCACCAAGACTGACAGCCTGAGAAAAGGTGACAAAGTCTCCTACAAAAGCTCCATGCGCGTTGTCGGTAGCAGTAATAACAGCACTACCATTTGAAGCACTAAAGGTAATACCGTTAGTTGTTGTTGCTCTTATGGGGGTAA